GAAAAGTTCGCCCCGACCGGGTTTGTGCGAAAGTGACCGGAGTGGTTTGCACCTTCTTGCATGGTGCTGGTGCCGACAAGGCTGTTTTGAATGGGATTTGCGCCTACATACGGGCCGACCCACACCTGTCGGTCTGCCGACGCTACTTGGTCGCCGCCAGAGGACGTGTCGGGGCCGATTTCGACCTCATAGAAGTAGTGGAACAGCACAAAAGCGGGATGCTGAAGCTGAACCTTGAACGAGGTGTTCGGGATCCTCTGCCAAGACCGGCTACCCTGTGCTCCGTTGCCCGTCAGGTACTTCGTGAGGAACGTGAGCCTCACAGTCGGTCCCTGACTCCACTGACCACCCTGATGACCGCTCACGCCATGCTGTAGCCCCTCAAAAGGGCTGTAGACCGGTGGCTGAACGTGCCGCGTGTCGATCCACCCGTCCGTCGCCACGTCTGCTGCCGGAATTGCACCGTGCAGGTAGACCCGTAGAGCCTCATTATTGCCCTCCACGGCTGCTGAGGTCAGCTTGGTGCCAGCGGTGAAGGTGTTCGGGGGCGTGTAGCTCATCACTTCACCTTGTGGAGTATGAAACCCAGTCTACCGACCGTGTGCTGAAGCGTCACGTTGTCGTTGTCGTCGTTCATAATGTCCGGCTGCTGGACGAGGTAGTTCCGGCCTCCGGTCTGGTAGGGGTGCATGGGGCCTTTTACGACCAGACGAAGCCCGTAGACCGTGCTGACGGCTCCCTGAGCGCCGCTGTAGTAGTAGGTGCCGCTCACACCGCGCCATCCCGTCTTGTTTGACACCTCTGACCCGCTCGTCTCGCGGGCGATGGCCGAGAATGAGGTCGTCCAGCAAGGCACCACGGTCGTTGCCGCTGTGTTCTCAAGCAGTTCACCCCGGAAACCGCCAATGAGGGTGTCGAAGTCACCCTGACCGGGCACCGGGACGAAGTTTGCCAGAGTCGGGCCGGTAATGTCCCACTCAAGGTAGATGACCCAGCACGTCCCATTGGTGCTCGTCACGTCGGTAGAGCCACCGTTCTTGGCGAAGGTGTACTTCGCTGACGGGGCTGACGCGGTTGTCCACGGCGTCCCGGTAAACTCGGGATTCACGTTGAGCGACCAGTACACCCGGAGCAGGTTTGTCGAGTCGAGGGACACCAGACCCACCCCGAGTGGTCCCAGCGGCGTCGGGTTTGCCCCGTCACCGATGACGTAGGCCGAAGACGGCGCGGTTCCCATCCCGTTGAGGGTCACAGGAGCGGCGTGGTAGAAGTCGAGCTTGCCGACCTGCACGCTGTTCGCGGTCTTGGCGAGGAAACCCCTGCCTCCAGTCCGCTTGAACTGTGGGAGGTCGATGGCTGCATCGCGAGTATTAAACTCGTTAATGTCGTTCTGGGTGAAGTCGGCGTACCGGTTGTTGAGCGGAGTCGCCTCGATACCCTCGCCATCGAGCACTGGAGGTCTGTTGGTTCTGCTCATCTAAACCGTCCAATGGCGAGGTACTTGTTGCTGTAGAGGTGGACCTGTGGGATATCTTTCGGCGTGGTGTTCTCCAGCGGGTCGTCCGGTCCCACTGAGGTCATCTTGGCTTGCAGCCTGACGCTGAGGTCACCGGGCGGAAAGTTCATCGAGCCGAAGATCCTGAAGTGCTCATGGAGGGCAGGCCCCCGTCGCTCTGCAAGCAGGGTGTTGTTCACCAAGATTCTCAGGTTGAGGTACTTGGGATTCATTGGAAACTCAAGGTTCGCCGTGTCCGAGAAGGTGGGGAACACGTAGGCATTGCCGCTCCACTCGACAAACAGGTTGCCGCCTCTGAAGCCCGCAAGCGTGATGGCTACAGCGGGAGACAGGTCGAACCATGAGCCGGGGTCAATCTTCGCGGTGATCCCGGTGAAGCTGTGGACGGGCACGTCGCCTGTACCGGTCTGGAGGCTCTGCTCCCCGTAGGACGCTGCCGGGTAGATGGGCGCGACCGTCGCGGTCAAGATGGCGTTGTCCTTGAGGTCGCTGTCCTCCACCCAGTCCTTATCGAACTGCTCACGGTCAAGCGTGGTCATCGAGGACTGCTGTGCCCGTAGCTCGTCGTTGATGGCCGACGGCTCGACAACACCACCCGTCCTCACCTCACGCTGTGTCCACTTTTTCATGCGCGTTTCCCCATGACGACGCGAGTGCCCTTCGTCGCGAATTCCAGTTCGTAGCCGATGAATATGAGGTCGTCGGTCGTCTCAATCTCAAACGAGAACCAAGAGCAGGACTGCTGAGCGATGGAGTACCGGACCGGGACAAGCCTGTGGTCTTCGTAGATGGCTCCGCTGTCGAGGATCGCGGTGTCGAAGACGGGGAGGTCTTTCTGGTCAGGAGGCTGCATCACGTAGGTCCGCTCATTGACTCCCCGGAGCGAGAAGTCCTTGTAGTGCCTCATGGTGATGGTCGGCTGACCGGTCGTGAGCACCCAGAGCGTGACGTAGCTGACCTGCTTCTTGATTTGAGCGTCACCGAAGTCGAACCACGCTGAGCGGTAGCGGCTCGTCGGAGGTCCGAGAGGGTAGAGCGCGTCGTCTGCAAAACCGTAGCCCATGGACCGCTTGCCTGACATGACGAACAGCCCTCTGTTGAGCAGGTTCGTCACGACGGGCACACCCTCGGTCCCGGTGTTGTGACCGAAGATGATGGTGCCGTCTGCTCGGGTCGCAATGGCTCCGACCGGGAATCCCTCTCGGGTGGACATGGCCGACAGGTTTCCTTGTCCGAGTCGGTCGGCGTGGAGCACGAAGCCCTTGTTCGGTCGGTCGTTGCCGTCGTAGGGCACGTAGAGGTGGTATTCCCGGTGCAGTGCCGAGTAGCAGGACACTGCCTTGGAGAAGCAGTCCGGGGTGATACGCTCGATGGTCTGGTCTTGGTTGCCTGTCAGCTTCACGATATCGTTGATGGCCCCGCCCTGTAGACCTCCGGTGAGCGCGTAGATGCCGTCGAGGGCAAGGAACACCAGACCCAGACCGGGGATGCTCTGTACCGAGTGGGGAGACTGACAGGTGATGCCGTTCGCGATGGTGTTGACCTGAAAGCCCGAGGCGTAGTCGCCGGTCACAACGTCGATGGACCGCTCGCGGAACACGATGAGGGTCGTGTAGTTGCTGTACATCGCGGTGATGCCGCCGCCCTCTGCCGACAGCGTGAAGAAGCTGGCAGAGTCAAACTGCTCGATGAGGCCCGGTGCGCTGTAGTAAATGTTCCGGCTGTCCACGATCCCGCCGTCGAGGAACAAGCAGTTCTGGAACATTGCGCTGAACCGGGCCTGTGGTGCCGGGAGAGGTCCAGTCGGGATGATTGGGGATGCTGCACCGAGAGCGGCTGTCCTCACACAGTCGATGAACAGTTCGTCCACGTTGTTGCGAACGTCGTCAATGAAGTAGAGCGTGGTGTCACCGACACTGGTGTAGTCGTCGCTGAAGTTTGTCGTCCGGTACAGACGGCGCGCTACCGTGCCCTCTGGCCCGAGAGGAATGTCCAGAGCTACAGCGTGTCGGAATCCCTGTGCGCCGGGAGGTAGCTGCCATGAGGTCGTCGCCAGTGTGGACTTCGGACCTTCTGAGCCGGTGTCCGTGATGAAGCTGACAGCCCAGCCGAACAGAGCCTCCTTGGCGAACACGGCCTCTGTGTTCTTCTCAAACCCCAGACCCCAGCGTGCCCCGTCTGCAATGGCTCGACTGTCGGAGAACGTGTAGATCGTCGTCGCCCCGCCACCGGTCTTCGTCGGGTTTGGTGAGGTGATGGGGGAGCCTGCCTCAAGAGCGACATTGCGGTGTGGGTCTACCGGGGGAGGCGGCGACGTGAAGCCGAAGTCCCTGATGGCTGTCCCAATCATCGACTGAGCGTAGGTCTGTGTCGGAGGTGCCTGACCCAGAGGCCATGGGTTGACCAGCACCGGACGGTTGACTCCGTTGGTGATGACGGTGCCGTAAGGCGTGTCAGTGTACCAAGAGGCGGCTTCAGTGGTCGTCGGGACGTGTCGGCCTGTGGCGAGCGTCAGGAGCGTTGTGGGCACACCAGAGGCTTCGTAGAGCAGGTACAGGGAACCGTCAGCCTCAAACAGTGTGTGCTGACGTGCTCCACCGGCAAGCATTTGGGCGACATGCAGGCTGTAGATGGGACCGAGGGCAATGTTCCCCGACATTGCGGAGTCGAACGGCGACCAGTCTGTCTCGTTTGGAAAGTATTTCTCGTAGCCCAGCCGGGTTGACCAGCCTCCCGTCTTGCGGTCGTGCTTCAGGTTCTCCGCGACAGAGGCGTTCTCAGGGGTCTGAGGCAGACGGGTTTCAAGGCCACCCGCTGTCGGCACCTCGTAGATTTCCTGCTTCATTGTCGGCTCCCCTTTAGGCCCGTAGCCACGTAGTTCTTTAATGTATAGAAAAGCATTTACGTGGCTACCATTAAGTCGCCTTCTAACTAAACTTTAGCGGACCGAAAGGATTTATCCCGTACCGGTAGCCTGCTGTCGGGACGCCCCGGACGATACGGCGCGGGACTTCAGCGAGGTATCGAGCACCCATACCCCGGACCATCAAGGTCATCTTGCGCTCGTAGACCTGAGCGAGAGAGGCGTTGTCCACCTTGAGGGTCAGCGCCTCCAGTGCAGCATACGCAATCACTTGCGCGTAGTCGGCGGGGATGAGCGGACTGTCTTGGTCCTCCTGCATACGCTCAGGGGCGACCATCGTTCGGACGGTAAGCTGCTGGTCGGCAGCAGGGTGGGGATACAACTGGATGGCCCTGTAGGCGGCACTGTTGCCGAAGAAGTACCGGACTGACCTGCTGTGGAACGGCTGGCTCGTCAGGGTCGGCAGGCTGAGGTCCGGGGCAAGCGTGAGGCCCCCCTGTGGAGGCACGGTGTCTGTACCTACGTCGGGGAGCGCCCCTTCGTCGTCGGCGTTCCTGATACGGACGGGCGCGATGATCCCGGCTTCTGCACAGGTGAAGTAGTAGCGACGGTAGAGGCCGGTGCCTTGTTCCAGAGTCTCTGGCGTGAAGCGGAGCGTCTGGGTGTCCGTCAGGGTGAATGACTC